GTCCATGTCAGACCTTCACTTTTGGATAGATGCCGAGCAGCGACGCGGCGCGGCGGCAGTCGCCCAAGGTCACGGTGACGTGGCGCGGCTGCTCGTTGTCCAAGTCGCTGTCGCCAATGGGATCGGCTGCGCGAGCGTAGGCTTCCACAAAGGGCTTCAGCGCCTGAATCATCTTTTCCTTGCTGGTCATTTGCTGCGCTCCATCATGGCGTCATCGCGGGCGGCACGGCGGCGATAGTCGGCGGCATCCTCGCGGGCGCTGGTGTTGTCGTCCTCGGCAGCGGCACAGGCGTCGTGGTATCCAGCGTCGCCCAAATACTCGCGCGCCCAGTCGTCCAGCATCGCCTGCATGCCGGTGTCGAGCGTGTGAAGCGTGGCGGTGGCCGACACGAACTCGACCTCTGCCGGGTCGGCGGGGTCAATCCGCGTGGCGCGCGATCCGGCGATGAAGGTAAACGTAATCAGCACCTCAATCGCGTCAGGCTCCAGCCCGAATGGTGCGTAGCAGATCATCTTGTGCTTGCTTGCCATGCTGTCCTCCTGTCTGGGTGTGGTTAGCCGACGACGACGCGGTACAGGTCGCCGTCGAAAAGCGGGGCGTGGATGGTCACGACCCAGTCGCAGCCCTTGAAGGTGGCGCGGAGGCTGTCGGCGATTTCTTTGGCTTCGGCGTAGGTGGCTGCGGTCATGCTGTCCTCTCTCCGGCTGTGTGCCTGAGAGGGAAGATAAGAGGACCTTAAGTTACGGTCAAGCGAAACTTAAGTCATCGGTCAAAATGCTTAAGCGCGCCGTCTAGTCGCACTACATCCGGGGGCGAATTTCAGCGATGCGATAGACTTTCGACCACCTGCGACGGTTCAACTCAAAATCCCGATGGGGATTGAGTTGGCGCACTTTCCAAGCATCCCCGTTTGCCCGCAAAAGCCGCTTTACAAGAGCATATATCATACCGTCGCTGGCGGTATGGATGAAGACGCAATCCGTCATGGGGAGAAGGGGTAGGGCTGTACTCACAATGACCTGATCGCCTGGGGCCAGGCGTTCCAACATCGAGTCGCCCACAATATGGAACGCAAACGGGTCCTTTACTCGAGCCGTCCGTTCCGTCCTTTTTATCCAATCAATCGGCTCCGACGTGAGGATCATCGATCCGTCGCCATCGCCCGCCGCCGCGCTTGCCCAGACGGGAATGGGGGGGCCGGTTTCAGTCGATGTTTCTTCCTGTTCGGCTTTGATTGGCGCGGGGGACGTAGGCGGAAGCGGAAGGAAGCTGCTTTGCGTAGGCTCAGGAGCGTTCTCCCGCATAAGGGCTTCGACGGTCGTGTTCAGAAAGCGGGCCAGATCAACGAGGCGCGTAGCCTTTGGCCCGGTGTCCTTTGAAAACCATTGAGACACGGCCGATTCGGAAATCTTGAAATGCCGCGCAATGTCGACCGGCTTCTTTCGAGCCGCGATCATCGCCGCCTCAATACGCTTACCAATGCCCATTGTTAAGTTGTCCTAATCTGACACCTGAATCTCCACTAAAGTTTTGCTTGCTTAAGACTGTAGCAATGCTAAAGTCGCCACATGAGCGACACCCCTCTCGACATCGCGCGCAAGGCCGCAGGCGGCAAAAACGTTGATCTAGCAAAGCTGCTGGGCATTACCGAATCCGCTGTCAGTCAGTGGAAAACGGTTCCACCTGATCGCGCCATTGAGCTTGAGCAAAAGACGGAGGGCAGGGTCACTCGTTACGACCTTCGTCCGGATTACTTTGGGCTGGCCCCTAAGCGCACGCGGAGGGTTGCCGCATGACCCACCTCCCCGAACTCGCCGCGTTAGTCGCCTTTGCCGTCCTGATGTGGGCTCTGGTTCGCATGGTGACGAAATGACCGACGATTGGTCCGACGCCTGTGATCCGGTCCAGCGCCGGGAACTGACGGACGCCGAGCGCCGCCGCCTGCAAGCCCTGATGGAATTGCGGAGACGGCAAGGCTTCCGCCGTCCCAACGCGCCGTCGGCTTGGCAAGTCAATCCAGACTTTGACGAGATGGGGGCCTAGATGCTCACACCCAAGCAAGCCGAATTGCTCCGCTATCTTTACGCCCGTCAGGAAGAGGGTGTGGATATATCGCCGTCGTATGACGAAATGCGCGGGGCGATGGGCCTTAAGTCCAAGTGCGGCATTCACCGCTTGATCGTCTGCCTTGAGGAGCGCGGATACGTCGAGCGCATCCCTGGCAGGGCGAGGGCGATCCGCGTGATTGCTGGTCCTAATGGACGGCCTCAACGCCCCGTCACGGCGCAAGACCTTAAAGACATCGTCGCGCGCCTGTGTGTTCAGGAAGGCCCGGAAGTCGCCATTGCGGCGCTCTGCGACTGTGCCCAGCAGGTGACGGCCCTGTTCCTTGAAGTCGAAGGAAACGCGTAAGTGCCCCAGAAAACTTACCGCATCACGAATGCCCAGCGCGCCGGTTTCTGCGGTCTGATGATCGCGGGCCTGAAGTACGCGGACGCCTGCGCCGTGGTCGATGTATCGCAACAATTGATCCAAGATGTCATTCCGGACCGTTGGCTTGCAGGGCCACCCCCCGCGCGTCGCTACAAGTCCTGGAAGGGCGAGCGGCTGGAGCAGATTCGGCTTGCCTACGCAGACACCAGCCAGAACGCGCGCGACATTTCTGACCGATTCAACATGCCGCTCACGTACCTCTATCGGTTGGTGAGGATTCACGACTGGCCGCGCCGTGTTCACAAAGGGCGCATGCCTGGCGAACGGCTGATCGACAATCTGACCAAGGACCAGTTGCGGATATACCACAAGCTCCGCAATGGCGGCCTTGGTCGCCCGGCTGCCTACGATGAGTCGCTGCGATGAGCGCGTCACTTTCCCCCGCCACCGTGCATAGCGCTCCGAACACGGTTGGCAACGGCCTCGACCGTAAGATTGGGTCGGTCGAGGCCGCCCCTATTCGTATCCCCGGTGCGGCTCCTTGGGGCGCCGCTTCCTACTCCCTGACCGGGGACAACTGCGGTCGCGCTGTCGAGTATCTCCGGCGCGACCGCTCTTTTATCTCTCTGCGCAGCGAGCTTGGCGGCGACCCTGCGCAGAACTTCACCTATCGGCGTCCAAGTGGTGGCTTGGCTTTTCATGGTTTTAACCATGAGGGAAGACATGACCACAAAGTCGTCAAAGCCTGCCAAGGGCTCGGCAATGTCTGCCGCGCTTGATCGCGTCCGTCCCATGTTGGTCGCCCTTGGCGGCCCAAGGCAGTGGGACGACACCAAAGACCACTGGCGAAACAAGCTCGCCAGAAAGGTCGGCCTCAATGCCCGCCGCGTTCGGGCAATCCTCTCTGGCGAACAAATCAGGCTCTCAGCAGATGAATATCTCAGCATTGAAGCGCAGTTTCGCGCGCGGGTCGAAAACCTTGACCGTCGCATCGAGGAAGATCTTCAGGCTCTCGCCCGATCGCACGGCGATGCGGCTGATGGCCCGAGCGGAGAGGGAGGAGCGCCGAATCCGAGAGCGGATCGCACTCGTCAAATCCTGGCGCGACCGGGCCAGCGTCCTGATGGGCTTTAAGGGAGGGCGATGATGGAACCTCTCACCTTCTGGATTCTCGCCGCCTTGATCCCCCTGTGGGTTCCGGCTCTGGCGGTGCTGGGCGGAATGTTCACCCTCTTGGTGGTCCTCATCCTTTCGGGCGTTGTCCGTGTAGCCAAGGGGGGATGGTGATGGACCGCGCCGCCAAACTCGCCGAACACGCCCGAGTCTGTTTGGAAATGGAGCGCGAGTATCCGCTCTGCCCGGTGGGAAATCGCCCAGCGACCCGCGCCGTTTTGGCAGACATCGCGGAACGCCTCGGCTTCTCCGATCTCGAAATCTCCGCCGCTGTTGACCAGGCTTTGACCGACGCAGGGACGACGCCATGAACAGGCTACGCGCGGCGAAGACGCCGCTATCGCACCAACCGACCGCCTGCAGATAGGGAGTCCTTCGTATGAGCAGCTATTCAACGTTCGTGGTCGGCGCCGAGTCCTTCGATTGTTACAAGGCCCCGGAGGACGGGAAGCCACACCTCGCCAAGAAAGTCATCTACGACGGCATCCAGGTGTCATACGTCACGGACGCGGGGAAGATGTTCTCGACGCGGGCGCCATCCGGGAGGTGGTACTTCGGCAGTCGCTGGGGAGGTCGGATCAATCTTGTGCGCGACGCCATCGCGCTTGGCGTGATTAGCAAGGGCGCCACCGTGGCCCTTGTGAAAGCTGAAGAGGCGCGACGCGCGACGGCGAAGATTGCTGAGGCCGCTCGCGACATTCTGAACAGCAAGGAGGCCGCCGGCCTCACGCTTACCGCTTCACAGGTCAAGGCGCTGAAGCGCAAAGCGAAGGCGCGCTGACATGACCATCGGACACAACAGCAAGACCACGAAAGCCGGTCCTATCCACGGCGAGCGCCTCAAGTCCTTTGTCGAGCGCATCGAGAAGATGGAAGCGGAGCGCAAGGCCATCTGCGGCGACATCCGCGACATCTACGCCGAGGCGAAGGGCGTCGGGTACGACGTGAAAACCGTGCGCTGGGTGGTGCAGGAGCGCCGCATGGAAGCCTCGGACCGTGCCGAGCGCGACACGCTGCGCGACGTGTACCAGCACGCGCTGGACACCGCCGTTGGCCTCGTGCGCGGCGGGCTGTCCCTGAGAGAAGCGGGACGCGTAACCGGCCTCTCAAAATCCAGCATTCACAGGGCTTTATCTGTCCCAGAGGTGTCCCAGCCGGCCGGTCCCAAGCCGGAAGACGGCGACGACGGAATTACAGAGACAGCAGTTCCCGGCGACGGTCCCAAAACGGCCGTCTCTAACGTAGGAGGCGACAATGACGCAGGGCTAAAAACCCAGGGCGAGGAGGTGGCGCGTGTCGCCCCTCCAGACTCTTGCACAGACGAAGCCCCCGCCACCCCATCGGTCGGCGAGCCGGTCTTTGAGACTGATGACGAGGTGGCTGCAGCAACGGGGGTCGGCGCGGGAGGCCCGTCTTCGGGCCGCGTAGCACCCCCTGAAGATGATCTGGAGATTCCCGCTCACCTCCGAGGCCCTTCCCCCGCCAACCGGAGCCTCCGCCCATGACCACCCGCGAAGCCGAGGCAGAGGGACGGGGAATGAAACCCGAGTATCAGGCGTTTCTCGCGGCCAAGCGCCCGCGCGCTCATGCGACAGGGATTGAGCCGTCAGCACTTAATGCGGGGCTGTTCGACTTCCAGGCCGCGTGCGTCGAGTTCGCGCTACGGCAGGGAAGGTGCGGGCTCTATCTAGACACAGGATTAGGCAAGACGTTCTGCCAGCTTGAGTGGGCAGATAAGGCGATGCGGGCCAGCAATGGCCGCGCGCTGATCCTGACGCCGCTTGCGGTCGCCCGGCAGATGGAGCGTGAGGCGCACGCCCGAGGCTACGACGCCCGCGTTATCCGCGACCAGTCGGAAGCACGCGCCGGCATCAACATCTGCAACTATGACCGGCTGGACCGGATCGAGCCGGATGCGTTCGGAGTGGTGTCACTAGACGAAGCGAGCATTCTCAAGAACTTCAGCGGCAAGACGACCCGCGCGCTGATTGAGACCTTCCGAGATCATCGGTTCAAGATGGCCGCGACTGCGACCCCGGCGCCTAACGATCACATGGAGCTGGGCCAGCAGTCCGAATTCCTCGGCGCGATGAACGGGAACGAAATGCTGTCCCGCTTCTTCATCAACGACGCCTCAACTGCGTCGCAGACGTGGCGCTTGAAGAAGCACGCAGAGAATTCCTTTTGGGAATGGATGGCGTCTTGGTCGAGGATGGCACAGTCGCCGGACGATCTGGGATTTGACGGCGCGCGCTACGTCCTGCCGGAATTAAAGATCATTCGGCATAAGGCAGCGTATGGCGAAGTAAAGCCGATGGACGGCAGCCTGTTCGCGATGGAAATGTCCGCCACGTCGATGCACGCCACGAAGAGGCAGACGGCATCCGCACGAGCGGATGAGGCGGCGCGGCTGGTCGATACCAGCACTCAGCCGTGGGTCGTCTGGTGCGACACGGACTATGAGGCAGACGCCATCGCCCAGCGCATCCCCGATGCGATCGAGGTACGCGGTTCCATGCCGATCGAGCGCAAGGAAGAAAACCTCGCGGCGTTCGCGGACGGATCAGCCCGCGTCATCATTACGAAGCCCAGCGTGGCTGGCATGGGGCTCAACTGGCAGCATTGCGCCAGGATGGCCTTTGTGGGCCGCAGCTTCAGCTACGAGGCTTGGTATCAGGCAGTGCGCAGGTGCTGGCGCTTCGGCCAAACCAAGACCGTCGAGGCCCATATCATTGTCGCTGAAGGCGAGGATCAGATCGGGCGCGTGATCGACCGGAAGGCCGACGAACACGCCAGCATGAAGCGCGCGATGGCCGCCGCGATGAAGCGCGCCACGACACAAGCCACGCGCCGCCTTGTTGAATATCAGCCGAAGCATGAGGGGAGGACACCGGCATGGCTACGATCCGCTGCCTGAACGAGAAGCACGGCGACAGGTTCGCCGCGTATCATGGTGATTGTGTCGACGTGGTCGGCCAGTTGCCGGACAACAGCGTCGGCTTTTCTGTTTACTCGCCGCCGTTCGGCTCCCTGTTCGTGTACTCGGAAAGCATATCCGACATGGGCAACAGCACTGACGAGCAGTTTCGTGACCAGTATGCGTTTCTGGTCCGCGAGAAGCTGCGCGTGACCAAGCCCGGCCGGTTGACTGCGGTGCATTGCTCCGACCTGCCGCTAACCAAGTGGAAGGACGGCGCGGTCGGGATCAAGGATTTCAGCGGAGACATCATCCGCATCCACGAGGATGCCGGGTGGATACTGCACTCGCGCCGCACGATCTGGAAATGCCCGGTAGTCGAGATGACGCGCACGAAGCACGTCGGCCTGCTTTACAAGCAGTTGCAGAAGGACAGCGCCAAAAGCCGAGGAGGTATGCCGGACTATCTGATGACGTTCGTCAAGCCGGGCGACAATGCCGAGCCAATCAATCACACGCCAGAGAATTTCCCGCTGGATCAGTGGCAGGAATGGGCGTCGCCGGTATGGATGAGTGTCAACCAGACGCGCGTTCTGAACGTGAAGGCCGCGCGCAATGCCAACGACGAGCGCCACCTTTGCCCGCTGCAGCTTGACGTGATCGACCGGGCGCTGGTCATGTGGTCCAACCCAGGCGATGTGGTCCTGAGCCCGTTTATGGGCATAGGCAGCGAGGGCTATTGCTCACTCAAGGCGAAGCGTCGATTTATCGGCGTAGAGTTGAAGCCCGAATACTTTAATCAGGCTTGCCGCACTCTGGGCGACGTGGAGGCCAGCGCCGCAACTCTGTTTGACGCAGTGGCAGCATGACTCGCCGCCGTTGCCCCGCCGCGAAGCTAATTCTTGCCGAGCTTCAAGCCGACAAGGCCCAGGCTCGATACAACCGCACGCGCTCCCACAAGGCACGCTTTGACCTGATAGCCGCCCGTGCTGCTGCTGTAGCCGCAGCGCGGTGGAGGCGATAGTGGCGCGCAATAAGTACGGTGCCCGCAAGACCGTTGTGGACGGCATCACGTTTGACAGCGTGCGAGAGGCGAACCGCTGGCGCGATCTGCAGGCCCTGGAAAAGGGCGGCCAGATCAGCCAGCTAGAGCGGCAGTTGACCTTTGTGCTTGCGCCTGCGGTCAACCTTTACGGCGAGAAGCGCAAAAAGACGGCGCTCCGCTATGTGGCGGACTTTCGATATTTTGATGGCAAAGCTGGCCACTTCATTATCGAGGACGCCAAAGGCCGCGACACGCCCGTCTCGCGCATCAAGCGCCACCTCATGAAGTCCGTTCACGGAATAGATGTGAGGATTAGCTAGATGCCCAGGCCCAAAGGCTTCAGCCCCTCCCCGGAGACGCGCGCTAAGACAAGCGCAGCCTTGAAGGCAAGAATGCAAGACGACCCAGCCTTCCAGGCGCAAGTGCTGGAAGCACTCACGCGGGGCCGTTCCTGCGTCAAGACCCAAGGCCGCCCGCCGCGCAAGCGGCCGATGCGAGGCACGCCGGAATCGGGCCTATTCGAGAAGATCCGCAAGGCGCTGGGCTCTGCCGCCGCGCACGCCGAGTTGAGGAGGGGAGCGAATGGCTAGGATCAGAACCATAAAGCCGGAGTTCTTCACCAGCGATGACACCTGTTCACTGAGCCCGCTTGCCCGGCTGCTCTACGTCGGCTTGTGGTGCGAGGCCGACAGGGAAGGGCGGCTTGTCTGGGCGCCGCGCACGTTCAAGCGCCGCTATTTGCCGGAAGATGACTGCGAGATCGAAACTGTCTGCGAGGAACTAAGGGATGCCGGACTAGTCGTCATGTATGGCGATACCCTGGCGCATATCCCCACCTTCCTAAAGCACCAGCACGTCAATCCGCGCGAGGCTGCATCGACCCTACCAAGCCCAGACGACGACGCGTCAGGCACGCGTCAGGCACGCGTCAGTGACGCGCAGGTAGGAAGGGAAGGAAAGGAAAGGGAAGGAAAGGAAAAACAATCTAACGATTGTTCCGCCGATGGCGGGAAGGCAAAGCGCAAGTCGAAGTTGCCGGAAGATTGGGCTCCGACTGCCGAGCAACTGGAATACGCCAGAGCGCAGGGCTGTGCAGACCCAGCCGACACCGCCGCACGGTTCCGCTTGCACCATCAGTCCAAAGGCACGCTTGCGCTCGATTGGGACAAGGGCTTTCAGTACTGGTGTCGGAACGAGAGCAATTTTCGTCGCCCGCAGGCCGGTAAATTTGACCGTACAGAGGGTTTGCCGACCTCCCGCGACGGAGACGGCCAGTGGAACGCCCGCCTGCGTGGCTGGCGCCCCGGCAAGTTCTGGAACCGAGGCGATTGGGGGCCAGATCCGACCGAGCCTGGATGCAGGGCTCCCACCTCTTCCCTCAACCAGTGGCGGCAGGAGGCGATGCAGTGAGCGTCCCGCAGTTTACGATAGGCCAGCGCGTCACCATTGAGCCGATGGAGAGCATACCCGCGCGCGTGATTAGCGTGATCTTGGATGCCGAGGGCTGGACTATAGAGGTCCGTTATTTCCACAACGGCGAGGCCAAAACGCTGAAGTGCTTTGCCGACGAAGTGGAGGCGATGCAGTGAGGATGATCTGGTTCGCTTCGCTCACACCCATCGAGTTTTGCAACGAAAGGAACGACTAATGAGCGGCTGGATTGGCGTTGATCTTGACGGAACCCTCGCAACGTACGGCGGGTGGAAGGGCGAAACGCACATTGGCGAGCCCATTGTACCGATGATGGATCGCGTCCGGGAGTGGGTCGCCAAAGGTACGGAAGTGCGCATCATGACGGCGCGCGTTTCCGGACTGGCCGGTCGCCATGAGGCGGACAAGGCGACTATCTCCAGCGCCATTCAGGATTGGCTGGAGAGCCACGGCCTGCCGCGTCTCGCCGTCACCTGCGAGAAGGATTACGGCATGGTCGAGCTGTGGGACGACCGCGCCGTCACGGTGCAGATGAACACCGGACGCATCCTCACGCAGCGCCCGTAACCGATGGCGCCGACTCAGCCACAGGAAAGGTCAGGACACCCCAATGAGACGCCCCTGGTCCCCCTCCGACTCCGAGACACTGAAGAGGATGGAAGGACGCCCGGACAGCGAGATTGCCGGCGCCACTGGCTTCTCCGTCCGCACTGTGCGAGAGTACCGCCGCGCCCTCGGGATCTGTGCTTACCAGAACCGCGCGCACTGGAGCCGCAGAGATTGGCTCCTCGCCGACGCCGCAGGGCTTGACTTTTCCATGTCACTTTGACGCCTATGGGAAACCGTTACACCTCAAGAGGTTAGCGGTTGCCAGCCAAATACTACGTCTATGAGCTGATCGACCCACGCGACGGCCGCCCGTTCTATGTCGGGAAGGGATCGGGTAAGCGCGTCCATCAGCACGAAAAAGACGCTAAGGCTGGTGCGGAACTGGGTCGTTTCGACCGCATTAAAGAGATATGGGCGGACGGCCTAACGGTTGAGAAGCGCATTCTCGCCAGATTTGATGATGAGGCAGAAGCCTACGCTGCGGAATCAGCACGCATTGCCGAGATCGGCTCCGACAACCTCACAAACTGGACGACCGGGGCTGGCTTTGACGCAGAGGCATATCGTGACAGGACGTTGCTGCCAGTCCTCGCGCAAATCGGCCTAAAGACCAATGGCTTTACTGCCGCGTCCCGAATGTGGTTCGGTCAGCAATGGCACCCGGTCCCGGCGTCGTTTGCCAAGGCGATGGGCGAGAGATTTGCGGAGATACTGACCCGCCGGGGGCGTGAGTGGGCGGCGGGGATTTTGGGTAAGGGCATCCCCTACGGCATGCCCGGCCCCGTCGAAAGTAGACCGGTTTAGATGGCGTCCGGAAGGAAAACCGGCGGCCGGAAGAAAGGCACGCCCAACAAGGCCACCGCTGACATCAAGGCTTTGGCGCAGGTATACACAACTGAGGCCGTGGAAGAACTTGCGGTCATTATGCGTGGCAGCGACAGTGATGCAGCGCGTGTGGCAGCGATCAAAGAGTTGCTGGATCGCGGGCACGGCAAGGTGCCCCAGGCTGTCACGGGCGAAGGCGGAGGCCCCATCGCAATGGCGATCTCATGGCTATCGCCCAGCGAGTAACCATCCCCTATAGCCCGCGCCGGGCCTTCCTGCCGTTCCATGAGAGCAGCAAGCGCTGGCGCGTGATCGTGGCCCACCGCCGCGCCGGCAAGACCGTGGCGACCGTGAATCAGCTTATCCGGTCGGCTCTAACCTGTGACAGGCCCAACCCGCGCTGCGCTTATGTTGCCCCGCTCTACAAGCAGGCCAAGGACGTGGCGTGGGCCTACCTCAAGGAGTTTACGCGGGTCATTCCAGGGGCAGAGGCCAATGAGTCAGAACTGCGCGTGGATCTGCCCAATGGCGGGCGTGTCAGGCTCTACGGAGCAGACAACCCCGATGGAATGCGCGGCATATATCTTGATGACTGCGTCCTTGATGAGTTTGCCGACATGCGCCCGCGAGTTCTGCCGGAGATTATCCGCCCGGCGCTTTCAGATCGGCGCGGCTCCCTCACCATCATCGGAACGCCCCGAGGCCACAACGATTTCTACGACTACTGGCAGTTAGCCCAGAACGACAACGACTGGTACGGCGTGCTTCTCCGGGCCTCCGAAACCGGCCTTGTGGCGGCAGAGGAACTTGAAGCCGCCCGCAAGATGATGACGCCGGAGCAATACGAGCAGGAGTTCGAATGCTCGTTTGAGGCGGCTATCCAGGGCGCGTTCTGGGGTAAGGAGATGGCGCAGGCGGACCGCGAGGGCCGGATCTGCGACGTGCCCGTGGACCCCAGCCTGCCCGTCTATACGGCGTGGGACTTGGGCGTGAAGGACACGACGGCCATCTGGTTCTTTCAGGTGATGGCCGGCGGCATCAACGTGGTGGACTTCTACGAGGCATCGGGCGTCGGCGCCGAGCATTACGTGGATGTGCTGAACCAGCGCGCGACCGAGGGCGGCTACGAACTAGGCTTCGCCATGGTCCCTCACGACGCCAAGGTCACGGAATGGGGCACAGGCCGCACGCGCGTCGAGACGATCACACGGCTGGGTTTGAAACCCGACCTCGTGCCCGCTCACGGCCTTATGGACGGCATCCAGGCTGCGCGCCTGACCATCCCGCAGTGCCGCTTTGACCGCGTGCGCTGCGCTGATGGCATCGAGGGCCTGAAGCAGTACCGCGCCGAGTTCGATGAGGAGCGCAAGGTATTTAAGCCCCGGCCGCTCCACAATTGGGCGTCTAACCCGGCCGACGCCTTCCGTTATCTGGCCATTGGCTGGCGCGTCCTGAAAGCCGCCGTGCCGATCCCGAAGCCCAAGGCCGAAGTCTACATAGGCCAGCCCGACGGCACGATCACAAGCAACCTGACATTCCGTGAAATGGTGGAGCGCAAGCGTCGCCGCCGACTGGAGGCGCAATGAGCGAGGCAGAAGTACAGGGCTCGGCAACGATTGAGACCCAGCAGGAGTTTGCGGGCTCTCCGACCGAGTTCACAAAGAATTGGATGTCGGCCATCGACATGGCGGGCAAGGACGAGAAGTCGTGGCGCGAGGACGCGGACAAGACCATCCGACGCTATCGGTCAAGCAAGCCAAACCAGTTCAACATTCTGTTTGCGAACACGCAGACGACGGTGCCCGCGCTCTACAACAGTGAGCCGGTGCCGGATGTGCGCCGCCGCTTTGGCGACAACGACCCGGACGGAAAGAACGTATCCATGGCGCTGGAGCGGGCAATCTCGATCCAGGCTGAACTGTACGACTTCAACGCCTGCATGGAAGCCGCAGTAAAGGACCGGCAGCTTGCAGGCCGTGGCGTGACCCGCCTGCGGATTGTGAAGGGGCCGAACGGCTCCAAGCGCATCGAGTGCGAGCCCGTGGTCTGGGACGACTTCCGGCGCGGCCCCGCGAAGATGTGGCGCGACGTGCCGTGGATCGCGTTTCGGCACCGCTGGACACGCGACGAACTGATCGAACTGAGCCCCAAGTACGGACGCGAAGTCACCCTCGACGCCACCCTCATGGAGGCCAAGACCGGCGACAACAGCGAAGACCCGCCGGAGATGTTCAAGCGAGCGCTGGGGTGGGAGATTTGGGATAAGGCGACCGGCAAGCAAATCTTTATTGCCGAGTCGTTCAAGGATGGCCCGTTGCTGGTCAACGATGACGGCTATGGACTGCGGGATTTCTTCTGCGTGCCCGAGCCGCTGTATGCCGTGAAGACCAGCGACAATCTGGTGCCGGTCTGTGAGTTCACGATCTGGAAGCCGCTGGCCGACGAGGTGGACACGCTCACCGAGCGTATTTCCAAGATCGTCAAGGTTATGAAGTGGCGCGGATTGTATGATGGGGTCTTCTCCGGGCTGGTGGAGAAGCTGGAAGGGCTGGAGGACGGCCAACTCGCGGCGGCGGACGATCCGGCCCGCTCCATGCAGCAGGGCGGCATCGAGAAAGCCGTCTGGATGATGCCGGTGGCCGACGCCGCCAAGCTGGTGGAGACGCTCTACGTTGCCCGCGAGCAGGCTAAAAACCAGCTCTACGAACTGACTGGCGTTGCCGACATCCTCAGAGGCTCGACCCAGGCCAGCGAGACGGCCACGGCCCAGCAGATCAAGGCACAGTGGGGCTCGCTACGGCTGCAGGAGGCGCAAGCCAGCGTCCAGCGTTACGCCCGCGATCTGTACCGCATGATGGCGGACCTGATTTCCGGCATTATGGAACCCGCAGAAATCACCGCCATGACGGGCGTGCAGTTGACGCCGGAGCAGGTGCAGTTGCTCAAGGGCGGCGACCTGCGGCGCGAGTTCGTAATCGAGATCGAGACGGATTCGACCATCCGCGCCGACCTTGCGCGGGCCCAGGAGAACGTCTCCGGCTTCGTGACCGGCTTTGGCACGTATATCCAGTCGGTTGGCCCTGCGGTGCAGGCGGGCATGATGCCCGGCCCCATCGCGGTCAAGCTGCTCGCCTCCTTCGCCCGCAACTTCAAGCTGGGCCGCGAGGCTGAAACCACCATGGACGAGTGGGTTAAGTTCCTGGAGGAGCAGGCCAAGCAGCCGCCGCAGCCGCCCGCGCCTGATCCCAAAGCCGAGGCCGCCAAGGTCAAGGCGGAAGCCGACATGGCGAAAGCCCAGATGGACATGCAGGGCGCGCAGGCCAAGCACGGCATGGACATGGAGAAGATGCAGGCCGACGCCGCGCTGAACCAGCAGAAGGCCCAACTTGAGCAGCAGAAGCTTGGCCAGCAGGTCCAGGTCGAGCAGGTCAAGGCCGGGCTCGCGCAGCAGCAGATGAGCGCCGAAATCCAGATGAAGGGCGCGGAACTGCAGATGCAGCGCGAGGGCATGGCGAACAACGCGCAGGCCCAGCAGTTCGGCCACCAGATCAACATGGAGGCTCTGAAGGCCAAACAGGCGGCGAAGAAGCCGGAGGCGGACAAGTGAGCCCGAACAAATACGAGCGCCCGACGTGGATGCCGATGAGCAAGACCGCTTGGGAAGCGTGGCGCGCAGAGTTCCGCAGCTTCGGCCCGCGCCATCGCAACATCGACCGCTGGGAGAACGACCTTGGGTGGCGGATCGAGCCCGACGTAGCGGACGCCTATCTCGCGCCGGAGGTCCAGTGATGAGCAGTTCGCTACGCCCGCGCAACTACAACTCGCCGGAGGCAGAGTGGGCCGCAGGCGTTGCCAAAATCATAGCCGAGGTTCGCCGCCGAGAAACCGAGCGCGCTACTGCGGATTTGTGCCAGTGGGACGGTAACCCCCTTCCGTCGATAACCTTCCGAAGCGAGGAACGCGCACCGTGAGCCGCTATCGCATGGCCCCCGATGGCATGTGGATCGACAAATCCACAGGCGAGCCCATGCAGGCTCCCGACCGCGTCTGCTCTCCCGTGGTGGTCAAAGACGTGACCTACAAGTCACCCCTCTCCGGCAAGGAGATCACCAGCCGCAGCGAGCGCCGCGAGGAGATGAAAGTTCACAACGTCCGCGAGGTCGATCCGGGCGAGTTCACCCCGACCTACAACAGCAAGAAGCGGGCGGATCAGTCCCGGCGCGACCACAACCCGCGCGAAAAGCCGCAGTTGGAAGAGGGCGTCTACCACCGCCTCGACAAGTCGGCCGTTCCCGAGCGCATCGCCAAGACGATTGGAGGCCAGTCATGAAGCCGCCGTCCAAACTCGCGGTATTGCGCGTTGAGATGCACCTGTTGAGCGAGAAGCTGAAGAAGGCTCGCGCGGACAGATCCCAATTGCGAGAGCGCGTGAGGGATTTAGAGCGGGAGATGGAGGAGCTTCGCTACCCGTGGAACCGCCGGATGCTTGAAGCCGAGCGGATGCAGGAAGAAGCCAAGGCGTGTCTCATCCAAACAAAGGATTTGATCGATTCCCTGCGGAAATCCCTAAACAGAGAACGCGCGGCGCGGCTTTGGAAGGGGCCGACCGAGGACATCGTGACCGGCGACATTCTGCAGAGCCCCGATGAGTACGCCGACCGTATTTCCAGTCGCGGCTTGGTCATCAGAAATCCTGACCTGCATTGACCTAACCCCTTATCCGGTGATAGCATGAGCGACGAAATTGAGAACGTAAGCGCAGAGGCCCCGGTAACGGAAACGCCGGTTGTCGAGACCCCCGCGCCGACGTTCGAAGAGACGATGGACCGTGTGGCCCGCGAGGTCGCAGAGCGCGAGCCGCTCCAAGGTCCAGACGGACGGTTTCAGTCCAAGGTCGCAGCGCCCCCCGTTCTTGGCGCTCCCGCGGACATCGAGGTTCCCGGCAGCCCCACGGCTGCGGCTCCCGAACCGGTTCAACCGGCCATTGAGGCGCCGCAGTCATTGCCGGACGACGTGAAGAAAGCGTGGCCCACGCTTCCACGCGCCATCCAGGAAGTCTGGAACCGGCGCGAAGGCGAGGCCACACAGAAGATCACGGCGGATGGGGAGAGGATCAAGGCCCTATCCAGCTTCGAAGAAGCCCTCGCACCGTTTCAGGCTCGCCTGCAGCAAGTCCAGGCCCCACCCGCTGAGTACGTCCGGCGGTTGGCGCAAGCGGACCAACTGCTCGCATCTGATCCGCTCAGGGGTATCCAGGAAGTCGCGCGGCTCTACGGCATCGATCTTCGACAGGCAGTGACCGGGCAACCGGACCCCTCTAGCGCCCTGCATTCCAAAATCCACGAACTCGAAACCAGACTCTCCGAGCGGGAGAAGGCAGACGAGAGCGCCCGACTGAGCGCGGCAAACCAGCAGATTGAGCAGTTCGCCAAGGACCGGCCTTACTTCCAAGAGGCCGTGGACATGATGGACAAGCTGATCCGCTCGGGTGCCGCCAAGGGCCTGCCGGACGCCTACGACATGGCAATCAACGCGCACCCGGAGATCCGGGCCAAGCGGGACGCCGAGGCAAAAGCGGAGGCCGAAAAGAAGGCCGCCGAAGAAGCCAAGGCCAAGGCCGCGAAGGACGCGAAGATCAGCCCCCTTGCAAGACGCCCCGGCAGCACGCCGACGGCGCCCATCAAGGGCAAGTCGATCTGGGACACCGTCGATAAAGTGGATGCGGCAATCAGGGCGCGCGCATAGCGAAAGGCCCAAATAGATGGCTTCCCCCAACGCGACCTTCACGGAGATCGTCACCACGACGCTCCGTGAGCATCCGTCGGAAATCACCGACAATGTGAGCGACCACAACGCACTCCTGCGGCGCATGAAGAAGCGCGGCAACATCAAGAAGATCGACGGCGGATACGAGATCGTCCGCCCGCTCGATTACGCCGAGAACGGCACCTATCAGCGCTTCTCGGGCTTCGACACGCTCAACGTGTCCGCGTCCGACGTGCTGAGTGCGGCCAAGTTCGACTGGACCCAGGCGGCTATCCACGTCACCGCGTCCGGCCAGCAGCTCCGCATGAACTCGGGCGGCAACCGCATCGCCGATCTGGCGAAGGCCCGCCTGAAGAACGCGATCCGCACGGCGGCGAACTATCAGTCCATCGACCTCTATTCGTCCGGCGCTCTGACGAACCAGATGGGCGGCCTCGCCCACATCGTCACGAACGACGGCACGGGCACGGTCGGCGGCATCGTCGCCGGCACCTACGCATTCTGGGCGAACCAGTTCTACGAGGCGCCGTCGTCCAACGCGGTCAGCAAGTCCAACATCAAGGGGTACATGAACACCCTTTGGCTGCGCTGCGTGCGCGGCACGGACAAGCCGGACCTCATCGTCAGCTCGCACGACTTCTACTCGTACTACTGGGAGTCGCTGCAGGACCTTCAGCGCTTCGCGTCGGCGGACAAGGCCGAGGCCGGATTCCCCGAGCTGAAGTACAACACCGCCGACGTGGTGTTCGATAGCAACAGCAACTTCTCGACCACGGCCGAGAAGATGTACTTCCTGAATACCGACTACCTGGAGATGGTCGTGCATCGCGACGCCGATTGGTCGCAGATGGACGACAAGATGTCGGTCAACCAGGACGCTGTCGTCATTCCCCTCCTCTGGATGGGCAACCTCGTCTGCAGCAATCGCTCGCTGCAGGGCGTCTTCATCGACGCCGCGTAACCGGACAAGGAAGGAGAACACACCATGTCCCTCATCGGTGCAAATACCGCCGCCACGACCACCACGGCCGAGTTCGGCCTTGGCGATCGTCACACCGACCACGACGGCAAGGTCTGGACCTACGTCCAGGCTTCCGGGTCAATCGCGCAGTACGATGTCGTCACCTACGACGAGACGTACTACACCACGGTTGCTCCGGTCAGCACGTCCAACGACGCCCGCGGCGACAAGCTCGGCGTCGCGCCCGTGGCCTTCGCCGACAACGAGTACGGTTGGCTGCAGATCTACGGGCCCACCACGCTCAACGTGTTGGCGTCGTGTGCGCCCAACGCTGAACTGACCATCAGCGCCACTGGCGGTTCTCTCGACGACGCCACCACGGCGTCACTGATGGTGGCCGACGGCGTTGTCACCACGGCGGCTTCGGTCAGCGTCGCGTCGGCTAAGGCGGGGGTTCTCAACTTCCCGATCATCGGCCGCACTCTGTAAGCGTAGCGGGGGGAGCTTCGGCTCCTCCCGTCTTTTTCCTTGGAGAAACGATGGCCGATTCAGACCAGCCCGTGAATATCTCGGTCCTGATCCCCAGCCGGGGACGGCCCGCGCGACTGGCGACGTTCGTCCAAGCGGTTTCGGCCAAGGCGTCGGGCAAGCACACCCTGCGCTTTGCCATCGGCTGCGATGCCGACGACGGCGACACCATCGCCATGGCGCTGGCGCTTCGTGCAAGCGGGCTTCCTGTGTTCCCCTATGTCGGCCCCCGGCCTCCGTCGCTGGGTGGGCTCGTCAATAAGCTGGCCGAGCGCGTGCCGGGTGATGTCTATTGCACCCTTGGCGATGACGGCGTGGTCAAGACGGACGGATGGGACGACGCGGTCGCGCAGGCATGGCGCGCCAAGCCGGATGGCGTCTGGTGGTGGCGCTGCTCGAACAATGCCGCGTTCCCCGTGGTTTCCGAGAAGTGGAGGGCCGCCGCCGGGCGCCTGTTCACTGACTATTTCCCGTACTGGTATGACGACGTGTGGCTGATCGAGGTGTGGCGCTACGCCACCGGGAGCCTGCATTGCCTGCCGATCGAGGCATGGCTTGATGACCGCGCCCCCGGCACGCACCGCATGCGCGATCTGCAGTTCTGGGACGATTTCTTCTGGTCGCGCCGTGACGAGCGCCGGGAAGCCGCGCGCTTGATTGCCGAGCGCCTTGGCTGGCTTCCCGTGCCGAACCTTGACGACCTGGACGTGGCAAAAAACGCCAGCTTCGACGCGCCTGATCTTGAGGCCCGGCAGGGCGACCGCAGCCCGCCGACACCCGAATACATCGCCGCGCTCTCCCGCGCCCGCGCGATGATGCAACAGAAGGACGCTGCCTGATGTTCGACGCCAAGCCAGAAGACCGCGAGAAGTTTGCCGTGTTCGTCCTCGACATTGAGACGGACCACAAGTCGGACGGAGAGGGCGGACTGGTGCCGTTCGACCGCATCATCCTGGGCAAGAAGGGCGCTCCCAACTATCAGCAGCCGTGGGACGTGGGGCGGCTCATGAAGGACGACCCGACGCTTTGGGAGTACGTGAAGCCGATCTATGAGAAGTGGAAGGCCACGAACACGATCACCACTGAGGGGCATCCCCTTGAGGCGTGGCCGTCGCTGACCAAGGGGCAGTTGAAGCAGGCCAAGAACCTCGGGCTGCGCTCTGTCGAGGATTTCGCGTCGGCCACCGACACGATCCGCGAGAAGTACGGCATGGGCTTTATTGAGCTTCAAAAGGCCGCCAGAGCGTTCCTTGCCAACAAGGACAGCAGTGCCGCCACGGCGCGCGTAACCACGCTGGAGGACCAGATCAAGGCCATGGCGAGCCAGCTAGACGAGGCACAGCGGACCATTGAAGGGCTGATGGCCGCGCAAGGCAAGACCGCCCTGAAGCCGCGCAAGGCCGCCTGACATGTCGCTCCTGACCCTCGTCCAAAAAGCCGCCGTCCGGGTGGGCGTGGCAAAGCCCTCCGTGGTCATCGCCGCGACGGACGCGGGCACGCAGCAGCTCCTGGAGTTTGCCCAAGAGGAAGGCGACCAGCTTGCCCGCTTTGGCGACTGGCGCGTCCTGCGCAAGGAAAAGACCTTCACCACGGTTGCGGCCGAGACGCAGACCGACACGCCAATCCCGACGGATCTCGGCGCCTTCATCGACCAAACCTTTTGGAATCGCAACCGGCGTGAGCGCATTTACGGCCCGGTCTCCCCCGAGACGTGGCAGAAGTGGAAGGCCACCAGCACGTTCCCCGTCACGGACACGTTCTGCCTGCGCGGCACGTCCTGGCTGATCGCACCCACGCCGGCCGCCGGTCAGACCATTGCCTATGAGTACCGCTCAAAGAACTGGTGCCAGTCGAGCGGCGGCACGGGGCAGGACGCATGGGCGGCCGACACGGATACGGGCGTTCTCAGCGAGCGTCTGATGCTGATGGGCCTCGTGTGGCGCTACAAGCAGGCAAAGACGCTTGATTGGGAGGCCGACTACGAGAAGTACCTGTTCGAGGTGAACCAGGCCCTCGCCGCCGACCAGCCGCGCAAGATCCTCAACATGGGCAGCGAGCGGATGGCTTACGGCTTCACCACCCCTGATGGTTCCTGGAACCTCTGATGCTGCTCCGCAAGCGCCAAGGAAGTCGCACGCAGCCCAAGGTCGGGCAGGGCTCGATCCCGTTCCCGTCGCGTGGGCTGCAGCTCCGCAAGGGGCTGGCGGAAATGCGCGCCGACGAGGCGCTGATCCTCGATAACTGGTTTCCCGCGACGCCCGGCCGGGTGAGGGGTGGGCATGTGAGCCACGCCACGGGGCTGGGCGGCCCGGTGCGCTCGCTCATGGAGTGGGCCGGGCCAGCCTCGCGCAAGCTGTTCGGCGCTACGCCCAGCGCGATCTATGACGTGACAGCAAGCGGGGCGGTGGGCTCAGCAGACGTTTCAAGTCTCACCAATGGGTATTGGCAGCACGTCAACTTCACGACCTCTGGCGGGCATTTTCTGGCCTGTGTGAACGGCGCGGACGATTACCGCAATTATGACGGCTCAAGCTGGACCACGCCCAGCGTGACGGGCGTTTCCGGGGCTGCCCTGATCGGCGTCACCTCCTACGGCTCGCGCCTGTGGTTCGTCGAGAGCGGCAGCACGAAGGCATGGTATCTCGGCACATCGAGCATCAGCGGAGCCGCCACCAGTTTTGAGCTAGGCGACAAGTTCCGCCGGGGCGGCAAGCTGCAGACCATCGCCACCGTTTCCCGAGATGGCGGCAGCGGCACGGCGGATCTGATTTGCTTCATTTCTTCTACGGGTGAGGTGGTCACGTACCACGGCACCGACCCGGCGGACTCGACAAACTGGGGCATCGACGGCCGGTACATGGCCGCGCCGCCCATCGGCAACCGGGCGACGGTGAGGATCGACGCGGATGCGGCCCTGTTGACTGAGCGCGGCGTAATTTCGCTCAAGCAGTTGCTAGGCGGCGGCGGATCGTCTGCGGAGCGGTTGGCTATTACCGCCAACATTGACCAAGGCGTCATTGACGACTTCTCGACCTACGGGCTCAATCCTGGCTGGGAAATGATCGTCCACCCGCGCGGACGGCAGGCGCTCATCAACATCCCGACCAACGCCAACACGGCGACGCAGTACGTGCTGAACACCGAAACCGGCGCGTGGTGTACCTATGGCCGCTTTGCCTCGCCGCTCGCGGCTCTGTGCTGGGGCGTCTATAACGAGGGGCTCTACTTCGGGGCATCCAACGGCACGGTCTATCAGGCCGATCGGGGATCGCAGGACGACGGCGCCGCGATCATCTGCGAGCTAAAGACCAGTTTCCAGAATTACGGCTCTGCCGGGGCCGGGAAGCGGATGCAGTTTGTCCGCCCGCAATTCACGGCGGCCTCGTCCGTCAGTGTTGCAATCAAGGCCGACGTAGACTTCCGCAACAGCACACCCATGACGACCGACCAATATCCGGCAGTGGGCAGCGCAACCGGCGGACTTTGGGACGCTGGCCTGTGGGATACGGCCACATGGGGCGACAGCAACACGCCATTTGCCGACTGGCTCCCCATCAACGGGATCGGGACCACGGCGGCCCTGCACATGGTCATTCGTCCCAACGGCACGGCAGTTCGCTTGCAGGCGTTCGACATCAAGTACGAAGTGACCAAGGGGATCGCCCTGTGAGCCACACGATCTACTTTCCGAACAAGGACGAGAACCAGGCGCTTTTGGAGTGGGCGGCAAAGCGCATCCCGTGGATGCAGCCGCACGCCGCCATGCAGGCGCTGGGCGTGGTCGAGGGGCCGGACCTCTCGCATCCGCTCCTCGCGGTGTGCATCTATCACGGCTACGTCGCGCCCATGCAGATCGACGGCAAGACGTGGTATGGGCTCTGTGAGATTTCATTTGCGGCATCCAGCCCGAAATGGGCAACCCGTCGCACGATTTCCAACTTGCTTAGAATACCATTCCTGCAGTACCATTGCCGGAAGGTCACGACGGTCATTCCCTCCACGAACAAGCGGGCGATCCGCTTCAACGAAGGGATCGGCCTGAAGCCGGAAGGGACGCTACGGCACCACTACGCCAAGGGCGTTCATGCCTGCATTTTCGGAATGCTTCGTGCCGAGTTCGACAAGCGCTGGTTAGATCCGGCCCCGTCGATTCGGCGCTCACCCGGAACGCAGGTACATGGGCAGCAGCAAGAGCGGCGGATCAGCGCAAGCGCCTAACCCCGGCATGGTGTCGAACCAGCAGACCGCGTCCAATATCGGGACGACGGTCTCGAACTCGTTTCTGAACAACGTCAATCAGGTCACGCCGCAGGGCTCTTTGTCATACGATGTCACCGGAGAACACCGGGACGCGAATGGCAATTGGGTGCCCCGCTGGACAGCAACGACCAAGTTGTCCCCTGAGCAACAGAAGCTCTACGACACGCAGACCCGCACCACGCAGGGCGCGTATGACCTCGCGGAGCAGTACACCGGCCGCATTGGCGAGGCGACATCGCAGCCCTTCAACTATGAGGGCCTGCCGGACGCGCCGACCTACAACGAGGACTATCGGCGCCAGCAGCTTGATACCATCATGCAGCGCAATCAGCCGCAGATGGATCGCGACCGTGCCCAGCTAGAGCAGCGCCTCGCGGACCAGGGCGTCACCATGCAGGACCCTGCCTATAGGACGGCGCTGGACCAGTACGGGCGCTCGGTAAACGACTTCCGGCTTGGGGCAGATTCGCAGGCGGGCAACTCGGCGGCCCAGCAGTTCGGGCTTGAGGCCCAGACGCGCGATCGGTCCATCCAGGAGCGCGCCAACCTCCGCTCTCAACCCATCAACGAAGTGGCCTCCTTGCTGGGCACTGGACAGGGCGTGCAGGGGCCTTCCTTCGTCCCAACGAATAATTACCAGATCGCGCCGACTGACGTTTCTGGGAACTACTGGAACGCCTATCAGGGCCAGCTTGCCCAGCAGAAAATGGCGAGCGATTCGGGCAACGCTACCACGGGAGGGCTGTTTGGCCTCGCCGGAACAGGGCTGGCTGCGGGCATGAAGTACGGCCTACCGCTTATGATGGCTGGCTCCGACATCCGCATGAAGGACAACGTCCGCCGCGTTGGTTACACCGACGACGGACAGCCGCTCTACTTCTTCACCTACAAGAACGACCCCAACACCCCGCACGTCGGCCTGATGGCTCAGGACGTGGAGAAGATCCGGCCGGACGCCGTGGTCGAGATCGACGGCATGAAATACGTCGACTACGGCAAGGCGCTGCCGTGAGCGCGCTAGTAGCGAACCACCGTGCCGCCGCCGACGGGCTGGTAGACTGCCGGGCCATCGCCGCCGCCGCTCACCATGCGGGCGTAGTTCCTGCGCCATTCGGCGTCGATGTCCTCGCGGGCGCGGGCCATGACGAGCTTGCCCTCGGCGGGCGTCATCTTGCCGGCGGCCACCTGTTCGTTCACAACGCCCTGAAGCGCCGACATCTTTTCCTTCTGGGCGGTCGTCGGGCCACCGCAGGCCGCTATCAGAAGCGCGGCCACGATCACAAGTCCAAGTCTCATTTTCGTCTCCTGCCCCACGTCAGGGTAGCAGCCTCTGCCGATGGGCGAAAGGGGGGCGCATGAGCTTCGCGCCGGACGACAACCTCGCTTACACAATCGCCGGGATTGGCCGCAAAAAGGACCCCTATTCCGAGCGCCGGACCATGGCGCAGCGCCTCCTGGCGCAGGGCATGGACACGAGCCCGGTGCAGTCCCCGTGGCAGGGCGCGGCGCGTCTCGCACAGGCGTTGATGGGCGGATACGACAGCTACGCCACCGACCGGGACGAGAAGAAGGCCACCGAGGACCGCAACACCAAGCTGACCGCGGCGATGAGCGAAGCCGACCCGACCAAGCGCATCGGGTTGATTTCCGCTCTCGATCCCGAGCTTGGTATCCGCCTGTCCGGCCAGATGGCGATCGAGCAGGCAAAGACTGCTCAGCAGCGCGAGGGGCTAGGGCAGGTCGCCAGCACCTACGGCGGCGGTGGTGGTGGCGGCGTCCAGTCCGGGCCGCTGGCTCCTCCGGGCGGCACCGGGAACGCCGGGCAGGCAATCGCCGGGATCGAGTCGCAGGGCGGCCCAAATGGAGGGTACGGCGCCGTCGGACCGCCGGCCAACAGCAAGGGAAATCGCGCCTACGGCAAGTATCAGGTGCTTGATAGCAACATCCCGGCATGGACGCAGGAAGTGCTGGGCAAGCCGATGTCGCCTCAGGAGTTCCTTGCTAGCCCGCAAGCGCAAGAGGCGGTATTCCAAGCCAAATTCGGCCAGTATGTCCAGAAGTACGGCAGCCCGGAAGCTGCGTCTCGCGCGTGGTTCGCGGGCGAAGGTGGGATGAACAATCCTGGCGCCGCCGATGTGAACGGCATGACCGTCCAAGGCTACGGCAACAAGTTCGCGCAGGCTTACGGGCCGGGTGCTGGCGGACCGCAACCGCCTGCTGCGCCGCCTGTCAATGTCCGGGCCACGCCTCCCGGTCAGCCGCAGCCGCTCCAGGTCAATATGCCGGGACCCGGCCCGCAGGGATCTGCCGAAACCAACGGCATGCCTCCCACGCCAACGCCGCAGGGCGTACAGGGGCCGACCATGAGCGCCCCTCCGGTTCCGCCGCAGCGGATGACGGTGCGCGACATGCCGCAGCAGATGGCCGCGCCGTACATCGATCGCCTGCGTCGTGGCGGCTACGGCACCAACCCTGCTCAAGCTGAGCAGGCAATGGTCGCCGACATGCAGCGCGCGTTGGACGTGTCTTTCGAGAACCAGAAGCTCGAATATGAGCGCCTCCGGGGCGACTACGAATACGGGCGCACCCGGTCCGACAAGGGCGCCGACCGTCAGCAGGATCAGGCCGCCAAGGCGCCACAGCAGCAGTTCGACAACTCCAACAAGCTGCGGGACGAGTTCAACGGCTCGACGGTCGTCAAGAACTACCGCGAAGTCACGCCGATCATGGAAAGCATGAAGGATGCCGTGCAACGCCCGTCGCGCGCGGCCGACCTCAACATGGTCTACGCGCTCGCCAAGATCATGGACCCCGGCTCGGTCGTCCGAGAGGGCGAAATGATCATGGTGAACAACACGCAGGGCATCGGCGACCGCCTTGCGGGCATGATTAACTCGCTCAACGGTGGCGCGCAGCTCACCCCCGAGACGCGGCAGCGCATCATCGAGGAAGCGCAGTCCCGCTACGGTGGCCTGGAGTCGAGCTACAAGGCGCTGGAGGACCACTACGGCGGCATGTCCGACCGATTCGGACTGCGTCGTGAGGACGTGATCGTCCCTATCCGCAAGCCTGCGGCCGAAGGCGGCGGCGCGAAGGCCGGCGGCGGCCAGCGCCAGCGCATAAGCCTGGACGGCAAGCCGCTATGAGCGAGTTCGAAGTCGATCTGGGCGACGGCCGGACGGTGGTCGTGGACGCCCCGGACGCTGCACAGGCGGCCAATGCGGCCCGCACATTCCTTGCCCGCGAGAAGGGCAGCAAGCCGCAGGGCCGTTCCGACGCCGCCGCCAATGCCTTCGGGCAAGGCGCAACGCTGGGCTTTGGCGACGAACTGGCGGCTGGCGTGCGCTCGGCAGCACCCGAACTGTCCAACTGGATGATGCGCGGCCCTGCCCTGCAGCGGGACGAGAGCATTGGCGGCAGCCCAACGCCGCAGACGGTATCCGACGCCCCAACGCAGGATCAGCGCTACACAGACGAACTGACCCGCCAGAGGGCGCAGACCAAGGCGGACGCCGCGGCTTATCCGGCGATGACCACGGGCGCGAACGTGGCGGGCACTCTGGCGACCGCTGGAGCCCTTTCGTTTCTTCCGGGCGGTCAGACCCTACTAGGCGGCGGTGCCACCTCCTTGCCCGGCGCAATGGTGCGTGGCGCGGCTTCCGGGGCGACCCTTGGCGGCGTGCAGGGTTTTGGCGAAGGAGAGGGCGGTTTTGACAAGCGGATGGCTGGTGCCAAGACCGGCGCGGCCGTTGGCGGCGTGGTTGGCGGCACCCTCCCAGCCGTCGGCTCCGGGCTCGGCTATGCCTACGAGAAACTTGCCCCCGCCATCCTGAACAAGGCGGCAGACATCGGCGAGCGGTTCGTCCCCAAGGGCAAAGCGATGCCCCTGTCTGCGGCGGCCCCTGAAGGCGGCGGTGTCGCGCAGGACAGTTGGATCACGTCCATGGTGGACACGGCCCGCAACTCGGCCACCAAGACTACCGACGACGCGGCCCTGAAGCGGCTCGCGCTGGAGGTGGATCGCAGTGGCGGCGTCGGCCAGATCCGCGACAAGCTGACCGACCTAGGGGACTCGGCTTTCATCGCCGATGCTTCACGTGGAACGCGGCGCCTTGCCGAACTTGGCACGATGCTGCCGGGTGAGGCGGGCGAGAAGTACACGGCGGCTTTTGGCCAGCGCAACGCGCAGACCGGCCCGCGCTTTCTCGGCGCCATGGGCGAGCAGGCGAAGGTTCCGCAGATCGCCGACGCTCAGCGGTTCTTGGAAGCCTACAAGTCGAGCAGCGGCAGCAAACTCTACGACCCTGTGCTGCGAAGCGGAGACTTCAACGTCTCGCCCGAGATGGACAAGCTGCTTGGGTCCGTGCCGGTCATCCGCGAGACGATGGATCAGGTTATCGCCGACGGCGAGAAATACGGCGTGAAGATCGGCGCGGCGGAAGCGGCGCACATGGTCAAGCGTATGCTCAACCAGAACGCCGACGCGGCCTTCCAGTCTGGCAAGGCGGTCAACCGCGGCATGGTGAAGTCGGCCGGCGACGCCTGGGAACAGGCGCTGTGGGCGGCCAATCCGGGCATCAAGGAAGCGGATACGGCATACGCCAAGATTGCAAGCCTGCCGGAATGGATGCAGCGCGGGCAGGATTTCATGCGCTCGGGGCAGGGCGAGGCCGCCATCAACGTCTCGCCGGCCGCGCTTGCAAACGACATCCCCAAGGCCACGCCCGAGCAGATGATGAGCCTGCGCGTCGGCTCGTCCAATGTCATGCGCGACGCCGCCACGCAGGGGCCGGACTCGACGCGCCGTCTCGCCAAGTCGATCGCCGACAACCAGATCACGCAGCAGAAGCTGGCCGAGATCTACGGCCCGGAAGTCGCGGACCGGCTCGTCAAGCAATCCGGCACCGAGCGACTGTTCCAAGAGACGCGCGGGCGGGTTCTGGCGGGCTCACCGACTGCCGAGCGACTGGCGGCCGCGGCCGATGACGCGGCTTTGTCGATCCCTCAAGGCGGCGGCTCTACGTCGCCCGTCTCGCTCATCCAGGCGGCTCTGGATGCCTACGCCAAAGCCCGGCAGCCCAGCGAGGCGGTGCGCTCGAAACTGGCCGACCTGCTCGCCAATCCAGACCCTCGCATCAACGCGGAAACGCTTTCTCTGATCGAGGCCCTTCTTAAGCAACAGGGCGCGGCCCGTCCCGTCAACGCCGGTATTGCCGGTGCGGCGGGCGGCAGCTTCGCCTCACCACGGTGACGACCCATGGCACGTGACGGCGCCGGCAACTTTTCTCTCCCGTACCCGGATTTCGTGGCGGGCACGACCATCGAGAGCGCGCAGGCCGACGCGAACAATTCCGACATCGCAACGGCACTCACCGCGTCCCTTGCCAAGGATGGCCAGACGGTCCCGACTGCCAATCTCCCCATGGGTGGATTCAAGCACACGGGCGTCGCGGCGGCTTCTGCGCTCACGCACTACGCCCGCGCGGACCAGGTTGTCGCATCGGTGCTGGATTACGCCATCGACACCGGCACGGCCACGGCCTACGCCATCGCGCCGACACCGGGCATCTTGGCCTACGTCGTGGGCCAGCGGTTTGCCTTTAAGGCGACGAACGCCAACTCGGGCGCGGACCCTACGCTTGCGGTCAATACCCTGACGGCGGGGATCATCTACTGGCCCAACGGCGATTCGCTGGCGGCGGGCGATATACCGGCAAGCGCGCAGATTGTCGTCCAGGTCGCTACCGTCACGACGGGCACGCCGACCTATCACCTACAGACGCTTTCCAAGCGCCCGCTGGAAAAGACCCTGATGGACGCCAAGGGCGACCTCATCACGGCGACGGCTGACAATACGCCTTCGATCCTTTCTGCCGGTTCCAACGGTCGCGTTCTGATGGCGCGGTCGGCCGATACCAAGGGGCTTGCTTATGTGCCAGCCCTGACCGGCATCATCAACGGCCTGACCTACGCAAACAACGGATCGGACGCGACCAACGATATCGACATTGCGGCAGGCGGTTGCATGGACGCCACCGGGGCCTACTGGATGCAGCTTTCGGCCCTGACCAAGCGGCTGGATGCGAGCTGGGCTGTCGGCACCAACCAGGGCGGACTTGATACCGGGTCGATTGCCGATACTGACTATTACATCTGGGCAATCGCCCGCAGCGATACGGGCGTTACGGATGCCCTGTTTTCGACCTCAGCCACGGCGCCGACGATGCCAACCAACTACGACTTCAAGCGGCTTATCGGCTGGTTCAAGCGCGCGTCGTCCGCAATCGTTGCCTTCAAGACCTACGAGACGGCGACCGGCGGGCTTGAGTTCCTGTGGGTCACGCCTCGCGAGGATATCCGCCTAAGCGCCACGCTCACCAGCACGCGCCGCACGGATGCCCTGTCTGTGCCGCTCAATTTCTCGACCGTCGCTTTTATCACGCCGAGCTTCTACGACACGGCGGGGCTTGCACAGGTCCGCATCTGTTGCCCAGACGAAGCAGACGCCGCCGTCTACACGCCTGATGGCGCTTATTCGACCGGCGCTCGCAACGGCAACATGTACTCAATCAACGCATCGCTAGTCTCGTTTGGCGATCTGCGCATCCGCACCGACTCGACGGGCAAGATTGCCGCTCGCGCGTCGGCGGGCATCACGGCGGACCTCTACGTGGTGCAGACCAACGGCTTTGAATGGAGTCGCAGATAATGGACGGCGCCAACTCTCCCGGACAGGCTCGCGCTTACTGGATCACGCCCTATGCCTTCGAGCCTTCGGGCGGCGGGTTGGGTGTGTCGCTTCCCTGCACCACGTCCAGCGGCACCACCAGCCGCACGGCACTTGTGGGAGAGGGTAATACATTTGTCGTCAGCAACAAGGGCGACTTGTGGGCACACGTTGCCTTCGGCACCAGCACCATCGTTGCCACGACGGCCTACTACGCGATCCCGCCTGGAACGTCGGTCACGCTCTCGCTCAATGCCCGAGACACCGAATGGACCCACGCGGCGGGCATCACGGCGAGCGGAAACACCACCTTGCAAATTACCCGAGGCTTCGGGATCTAGGAGGCGAATATGAGCGGCTACATTGCGGGCAAGTACAAGGCGTCGCCGACTGCATTTCCAGACGGGTCTGACGTGCAGGTCGCGGTCGATACCTACGGCAAGGTGCAAACGAGCCTTGTTGACGGCACGACAAGTCTGCCTGTCTCATTCGGCTTTACCCCGCTAGGCATCACCACCAAGACCACGACGCTTGTAAAGACCGGCGCGGGGATGGTCGGCGACATCACGATCAACGCGACCGGCTCGGCCGATACGATCACCGTCTACGACGCCCTGACCGCGACCGGCACGCCTATTGCGACCATCACCGCACCGACCGTGGGCATGAAGTTCTGCGAACTATACAAGTTCAGCACGGGCCTCTGCATTGTCACAGGCGGCACCACGGCTGGCAACTATACGGTTTCCTACCAGTGAGCCTGACGCGGAAACTTTTATACGGAGGCGGCGCCGCGCCATGGACGCCGGATCTGATCCCGCGATCCCTGCTGTATGGCCGGGTGGATTTTGCGCGCTCAGATCTGCTCACAATCAATACCAATGCCGTCGAGAATCTTATCGACCCGATCAGCGGCACGACCTTCACGCAGGGCACGGCAGCCTCTCGTCCCACCCAACCGGTTGATGGATGGGCGGCGTTCGACGGCGCTGACGACACGTTGGCTTACACGGCCGGTGCAATCTCATGGCCCAACAGCGGCGAGTTCGAGATATGGGCCGTGGCCGATCTGGACGCGACGGCGACGACGCGGACCCTTGTTTCGTGGCCGAACACATCGACCGGAACCGGCTTGCAGTTGCGCGCCACCACGGCGCACAGGGCGCAGCTCGTAATTGGCGACGGCGTGGCCAGCACAACGCTCTCCGGTACAACCGCATCCGGGCGTCGCATCTGGCGCGTCAAGGTGTACACAGAGACCCTGGCGCTGTCCGTAAACGACACGGAAACCACCACGACGGCGGTTGTTCCGGCCTTCAGCGGCGCAACGCGCTATCGCATCGGAGCCGCTACGGGGTCCAGCGCCAGTAATTTCTGGGGCGGTTCGATCAACTGCATATTCATCACGCGGCGCCTCCCGACAGCCACGGCAACCGACTTCTATAGCTACCTCGCAGCGCGGAGGGATGCGTGATCCGCGCTGTAAAACGGGTAGATGGCACCGGGCTTGCTACAGCTACAAACGCCATCCGGCAGGGCATGTCGGCAGCGAACATCCGCGAGATCTACGAGAACTTCGACACGGTCTACTGGGTCGAGCAGATCACGCTCACGGGCAATCAGTCCATCGACCTAAGCGACCTGACCGGCAAGACGACGGAAAGTCTTATCTCCGGCAAGCCGGCGCTGATCTCCGATGCGTCGGCCATGCTGATCGTCGGCGGCGGCAATGGCGACTTCGGCAGCCTCACGCACGCCCCGCGCTTCAATGGAGAAATGTGGCTCTACGGCAGCGGCACGGCCACGAACGGCACGCGCGGGGTTCTGGTGAACGCCGGCACGTTCCGCCTGCACTTTGATACGCTGTGGGTGCAGAACGTCGGCGGCGGCATCCAGGGCCGCTTGGGCGAAATCAAAACGGTGACAATCCCGCATTTCTTTGCGTGGGGGTTTGTGGCGTTTGGCTCGGAGTTCTATAGCAAGGACCCGCTCAAGGAAATCAGCGAAATCTTCCTGAACGGCAACGTTGAAGGGAACACCAGCGAGGCCCTGTCGGAGGGCATTTACTTCTCGTGGGGGCCGTCTGTCGGATCGGCGGGCAAAATCGGCGCTGTCGTGTCCAATGGCGTCTGTTTCCGGCAAAAGAGCGTAGCAAAGCACTGGTCGGTTCGTGACATCGTGTCCGCGTCGTGGTCGGGCGGCGTCACGTCCTACGTCACGGAGGATTATCACTCGGTCGAGCCCGGCGATGATGTCTTTATCGGCGGCTTTGATACGGCGGCCTATAACAACGTCACATCAACGCCGTGGGTTGCAGCGGCAGGCACGACCGGGAAAACAATCAACGTCGCGATGTCCGATCCGGGCAGCTACACCGTGCCGGGATATTTCACCTATAGTTATCGCATCGTTCCGGCTGGCTTTAACGATTTCGAGCGGCCCCGGAAAATCAGCTACTACGACGTTTCGGGCCGCGCCCAGCTTGGCAAGGTGTTCGACACAAGGTCCGGCACCAATCTGGTCTGGCGGCGCTGCGTTGCCGACGATGCGGGCATTTCAGACCCGTACAACCTCTATCCAGATGTGACGTGGGCGGCGGGAACGCTGACGATCAGCACCTACACCGACAGCACCATGACGACGCCTGCGGATCACGACCTTGCGCCCGGCGACCTGTTCAACCTGCGTTCGTTCAATCCGAGTTCATACAATCTGTCTTTGCTCTGCGCTACGGTTGTCGATTCAAACACCTTTACGGCGGCGCTGGCGACCGACCCCGGCACCATTATCAGGGTCGGCGGCTACTTCAAGCCGACATCCTCTTCGCAGACTTCGGATGGCTGGTACTTTGCCGAGCGCGCGGGGGCATACTCTATTGAGGATTGCGAGGCGCACGAAAACTACCGCTCCAACGTCTACGACGACCGCATGACTAACGAGCCGTCAACCATCAAAGGAAACCGCTTTTATAACGCCGCATATGGCGCACCGAACCCGCCCAGCCCGGTGGCGGAGATATACATGCGCCCCGGCCGGTCTAACATCGCCATCACGAACAACATTTTAGGAACCGGTGACACTTGGCGTTTTGGCTCGAAGTCGTTTGTCTTTTCCACTGTGCCGACCGATGGTGATTACGTCTCGCTTCAGGTTGATTCCACGACGGAGCCCACATACTTCATTTTCACCACGACAGAAGATAACGACGCTTCGCAACCGTCCGTCCTGATTGCAACGGGTGGAACGGCCGACGAGAACCGGGCCGCGACCATCGAGAACCTGCGCGACGCCATCCATTCACGCGATGATGCGAACTGTCGCGCCGTGCAGGCAAGTTGCCGCTCGGGGGCGTCGCTGGCGGAAACCGGCACCATTGACCGGCTGTTGATTGTCCGCAACGTGCCGGGCAGGTCCGAGGGCACGGACTACACGCTCGGCGATGGCTCGTCGGCCATCACGTTGTCGCCCTCTGGTGCGTCCCTGTCCGGTGGAACCGGCGAAGGCACGGCGTCCTATGGCATCATGAATGTCCGAGACGGCGAGCGCGGGAACGTGGTGCAGGACAACGCAATTTCCGGGCACGCGCTGGGCGACAACAATATGGACCCGGTGGCGACCGCGCCGACGATCAGGCCGAATCTGTTGGACAATGGCGACTTCTCGCTTGACCAGCAGAACGAGGGCGCATCGGTCACGATCACCAGCCCGTCGACAAATGTTCGCATCGTTGACCGTTGGGTGGCGACCCGCAGCACGGCGAACGTCACTGGCCAGCGTGTCGCGGGGCAGGTGCAGACTTACGGCCTCAAGATCACGGGCGCGGCGAGCAACAGCGCCGTGGTGATCCGCCAGAGCATCGAGGCGCGGCGCGCGGCGGCCTTTGAAGGCAAAGTTTATACCTTCTCCTGCGACATGTACGGCACGGGCGTTACGCGCGGCTTCTTGCGGGTGGCAACGGCCGACGTGGCGGACGACTTCACAAACGTCACCAGCATCAAGAACAAGCAATACATCATTAGCACAACGCCGAACCGGCTGTCCTTTAGCTTCATTGGCACCGCCGCTGTTGCGAACGGACTAGAGCTTTCTTTCCGCTTCACGCAGGGCATTGTTGCGGGCCAGACCGTGACAATCGAGGGCGCGAAGCTGGAAGAATCCGGCATTGTCACCGACTTCGTTCCGGACCTGCCGGAAGATACGCTCTTTAGCTGCCAGCAATACTACCGCAAGACCTTCCCGGCGGGCACGGCCCCGGCTCAAAACGCGGGAGTTACCGGCGCGGTCGTCGGCGTGCAGTCCCTCGCGGGTGCGGTGGCGCAGCAATTCCAAGTGGTGGACTTCAGCCCGCCCATGCGCGGCGCCCCGACCGTTGTGCTGTTCAATCCCAGCGCCACAAACGCGCAGATCCGCAACACCGCGGCGGCTGCGGATTGGTCTTTGTCGGCGTCCGTGGCCGACGTTAACGGCATCACGATCAGCGGAACCGGGCCGGGTGGCGGAACCGCCGGGCAGGCGTCCGCCGTCCACTACACCGCCGATGCGGACTTCTTATGATGAGGTGTGGCCATGCCTGATGCGACCCTGACAGCACCTATTGTCGCGCAATGGGGCGCTTATGGCGTGATCCTTATTGCGTTGGCTGGTGCGGTTTGGATGCTCGCGAAGGCTCTGATTGCCTCCTACGAAGCCCGCATCGGTGAGACAAAGACTCTTCTGACGCAGCAGTCCGACAATATCCGGACAGTTACAGACTCACTTAAAGATATGAAAACGACCCTAGACTTGGCGCTTGCGGCGCTGAAAGGGCGGCCGTGATGTTCTGGAAAAAGGCCAACACCGAACTAGAGGAATTGCGTAGGCAGGCGGCGGCGGCAGACAGGGAACGCGAAGCGGCTCGGTTGAACCTGCAGCGGTCCGCGCGACGGCTGGCCCGCTTCCTCGAGGAAATCCCGTTAGACGATGGGCTTACCGCGCTTGGCAGCGACTTGGCCGGAAACCAGGAGAAGCAATAATGGGCGGCGCATACATACACAACACGTCCGAGCTGTTGGCGCTTCTTTGCGTCGCAGGCATTGGAGCGTGCTTTGTCCGTTGGCGCACGGCAGCACGCCGCGACTTCCTTGCGGCCTTTGCGCTATTCCTTGCGGGCACCCTAATCCGTGAATTGGTTGTATTCGGGTACGGCGCGGCCAACTGGCCTGCGGATGCGCTTCTGTGGTCGGCATCAGGTCGCCTTGTGCAGATCGTCGGCGCCGCCTTCTTTGTCCGCGCGGCGCTCAAGCACGATTGCGGGGAATGGGGCTGGGTTATCGTCTTTGCGATCGCGGCGCTTTGCGCGAGCGTGATCTGATGGGGCCGCACCCGCGCATCATTTCAGAACACGGCCAGCCCCTGCGCCTCAAGGTGTGGGACGCCCAAGCCGAGCGCGACCTTGTGTTCCCGGTTTCCATGGGCGAGCTCCGCAACCTCGTCGCAGACGGCTTCGACATTCTCATGCGGGAAATGCGGGAGCGGGAAAAGCGGAATCAGGAGAAGTACACGCTATGAGCAACGCCGCCAATTCGCTGCTGGTCACGTCGGACCGTGGCATTGCCCTTGTGAAAGAGTTTGAGGGGCTGGAAACCACGGCATACCCGGACCCCGGAAATCTGGTTACGGGCGAGCCTTGGACCATTGGCTATGGCCACACGCGCGGCGTCCGCAAGGGCGACACCTGCACCGAAGATCAGGCGACGGAATGGCTGCGCGAGGATCTGAAGGCCGCAGAGGGCGCGGTTAAGCATCTGGTGGACGTGCCGCTTACCCAAGGCCAGTTCGATGCGCTGGCGAGCTTCGTATTCAATTGCGGCGCGACCGCCTTTGGCAACTCGACCCTGCTGCGGCTGCTCAATGCCGGAGACACATCCGGTGCCGCCGACCAGTTCCCGCGCTGGAATAAGGGCGCCTCCGGGCCTCTGCCGGGGCTTGTGCGCCGACGTGCCGCCGAGCGTGCGCTGTTTCTAGAGGCCGAATAGTGAGCCGATACCTCGCGATAGGCGCGGGCGTGCTGGCCGCCTTGCTGGTCGTCTCTGGCATCCTCTTGAAAATGGCATGGGCAGAGAACGGCAAGCTTGAGGTGCAGTTGGCCGCCGCCAGCGCAGTCATCGCCCAGAAGGAAGCCGACGCCCGCTTGTCCGCCGACATCGTCCGCAAGCAGGCCGACGCGCTTACCAAACTCGAAACCAAGGTCGTGACCGTAACCGAAAGGATCTACAGTGCGCCTGTCACTCGTGAGTGTGCTGCCAGTCCTAGCATGCGGGCTGCTTCTGTCGGCGTGCGGGACATCATCGCCCCGACTAGTGGAGCGGACCCCGGACGCGAGCCTTCTCCTCCCGTGCGTTGATCCGACCCTCGCGCTGGACAACGCCAGCGACAACGAGATTGCCGCCGAGCGTATCCGGGTCGCTCAAGCCTACGTCACCTGTAGAACCCGGCACGCAAGCCTCGTTGAGTTTGTGAAAGGCGGAAAGCTCTGATGGCCGCGCAGAGCCTGACTGACGAGGCGTTGCAAGAGGCGGTCGAAGCGGTGGCCCGGTTGGGCAGTCAGAGCGCGGCGGCAGACTATCTCAGGATGTCGCGGACGACATTTCAACACCGCGTGCGGGAAGCCGAGCGCCGGGGCTTTAGACCAGACGGCCAGCGCATGGTGATGAAAGGGCAGTCCGTCCTTTACGACGGCGACGGCAACGAGCGCGGCAGGTGGGATAAGACGCGGCTCGCCGGCCGGGCCGAAGGCGATACCGTCCAGCTTCCCGACCCGAAAAAGATCGTCAAAACCTCCCGGCTATACGACCAGACCGGCGCGATTACTCAGCAGTGGGTGACTGAGAAGGCGGACGAGGCCGAGCGCGAGGCCCTGTGGAAGCAATGCGCTGCGGACATCGCGGCCGACGTGAAGCGCGCCAAGCAGGTGCCGCGCGGCAAGCATGCCGTTTCGAGCGACGTTCTCGCGGTCTACCCGGTCGGGGATCACCACGTCGGCATGCGCGCCTGGAGCGAGGAAACAGGCGGCGAAAACTACGATCTGGCCCGCAGTGAGCAGCTTTTAGCCGACGCCTCGCAACGGCTGATCGAGGTATGCCCGCCGTCAGAGCAGGCGCTTATCGCGTGGTTGGGCGATTTCCTTCATTACGATTCCTATGCCGCCGTCACGCCGCAGCACAAGAACCTGCTGGATGCGGACGGGCGGTTTCCCAAAATGATCCAATGCGCGGTGCGTATGGTTCGGCACATGATTAGCGCGGCGCTGGCGCGGCATGGCCGCGTCCGGGTGATCTTTGAAAAAGGGAACCACGACCCGGCGACGGCGGCATTCATGACCGTATTGCTAGGCGTCCTCTACGAAAACGAGCCGCGTGTCTCGGTCGATACGTCGCCCCAGCACTTCCACTATTTTGAGTGGGGTCGCGTCCTAATAGGCACACATCACGGCGACAAAGCCAAGCCGCAGCACCTTCCGTCCATCATGGCAACCGACCAGCCAGAAGCCTGGGGCCGCACGTCGTACCGGCTTTGGTTAACCGGCCACGTCCACCACGAGGCCGTCAAAGAGTACCCAGGCTGCAACGTCGAAACCTTGGGCGTCCTGCCGCCGGCCGATGCCTATGCCGCGTCCAACGGCTACCGCTCCCGGCAGTCCATGAAAGCCATCGTCTTCCACCGTGAGCATGGCGAGGTGGAGCGCCACACTGTTAATCCGGGCATGTTTGACAGGAGCGCGGCATGAAGATCGTTCGCGTGACGTGGTGGGACGCTCTAGCTGTGGCGATGTGGTGCAAGCATACGGAGCCGATGGCGCCACAAGTCTGCGTCACCGTGGGCTTTCTGGTGGCAGAGGACGCGGATCACGTCATGGTGGCGGCCACCGTCTCAGATGATGAGTGCGTTGCGGCAATGCAAATACCGCGCGCTATGATCCGGGCTATGGATGACATCGCGTGATGCCCGAGCGGGAAGAAACCGGCCCGCATTGCCGCGCCACGTTCTCAATCTTCCCGAGTGGGATTAGAGTCTGGCCGCGATCTGCTCGGCAGTCTCGCGGTAGTACGTCCCGACTAGAATACGCACGTCCTTGTGCCCGCTGATCTTGGCAAGTGTCATCACGTCAACCTTGCGGGCAAGGCGTGTCAGGGCCTCCGCGCGGCTGTCGTGAAAGTGCAAGTCCTCGATTAAAAGCCGGTCGCGCGCCTTGCGGAATAGGGTATCCAGCACGGCGCTTGATATGGTGAAGCACGCATCCCTGTCGGCCACTGGGCGCAAGAGCCGCACAGCATGGTGCGTCAGGGGCACGTCGCGGGGCTTGCCTGTCAAATGCTGCGTCTTGTGCGCTACTGACGCAACCCGGCGGCGTAGGTCAAGATTTCCCCGGCCAAGGCTCAAGATTTCACCCGCCCGCATACCGGACCGCAGGGCGACCATGAAGGCTAATGCGACCTCCTGCCCCTTTGTCTGAGGGGCATTGCCGGGCCTGTAGTCGAGGATGCGGCACAGGGCGCGGACTTCGCCGGGGCTCACCCGCCGAGTGCGCGGGGCCGGGTTCCTGGGGATGCGTAGGCCCTGCAGCGGGTTGCCGGTCATCCACCGCCATTCCTCGCGCGCCACCCGGAAAGCGTGCCGGAGCCAGTTCAGGTTACGCAGCACCGTGGCATCGCTGACGGCCTTTAGCCGAGCGTCCCGCCACGCAGCAAAGTCCGGCGCGTCCAAGTCGGCCAGCTTTTTTTCAGCCAGATCGGGGAAATCCCGCAGGAACGCCTTGGCTTGGCTGATTTCGTGCGCGCTGCCTCGTTTAGCGGGCATGACCGTCTCCGCGTAATGCTCGAGCAACTGCCGTAGCGTGCGCGTCTCGGCGGCTGGCCGCTCTAGCTCTTGCTCCTTGGCAACAGCCCACGCCGACGCCTCGCGCTGCGTCCTGAACACCTTGGATGCGCGCCGCCCGTTCACATAGACCTGTGCCCGGTAGCCGCGCCCGTACCTACCCACTGATGCCATGCCCGCTCCCCCTGCGTAGTGGCGTGGGGGAATAATGGGGAGACGGCGGCGTGATTGTCTAGTTTGCGGGATATTGCCGGATATTGCCCGGTGCTGCAAAAGACCTGTAAAGCCGCTGTTTATCCTGCAAAATCCTAGGCGGGGATATTGCCGGATATTGCCGGTGGTGCCCCCGGCCGGACGCAAAAACCCAGCACCTAAAGCGTTCCGTGCCTGTCGTGCGTAATTATTGGGGAGCGCGCAGCGCATCCACGGCCTCGATTGCAATCAGCCCACAGGCATTGAGCCGCAGTTTACCGGCCATGATGTAGTTCCGCACGGTCTTAGGGTGGACGCGCAGCATCTGCGCTGCCTGCTTTTGCGTGACCTGCGTAGGTCGCGGATGCGACTCGGCGTAGAGACGCACCGCCTGCACGGCAACGCGCAAGGTTTGGTCGTCGGTCATGTGTTCCTGCTCCTTTGGAATTCCTCAACGTGTTTGGCGATGCGTTCCCATTCGCGCGGGTCCGTGACGGCAAGCCG